TGCCGGTGCTGGATAAACGCGAAATTCTTGATTATGTGGAATGCATTGATAACGGCCAGTGGTACGAGCCGCCGCTGAGTTTCTCCGGGCTGGCGAAAAGCATGCGCGCCGCCGTTCACCACAGCTCGCCGATGTACGTTAAACGCAATATTCTGGTTTCAACCTTTATCCCGCATGAGCGCCTTTCGCGTCAGGATTTTAGCCGCTTTGCGCTGGATTACATCGTTTTCGGTAACGCGTTTATTGAGAGGCGGTTAAGCCTGTCAGGCAGGCCGGTTAAATATGAAACCTCACCGGCGAAATATACACGCCGGGGCGTAGAGGAGGAAACTTACTGGTTTATTCAGAATTTCACACAGCCGCACCAGTTTGCGCCGGGGTCAGTCTTTCACCTGCTGGAGCCTGACATTAACCAGGAGCTTTACGGAATGCCGGAATATATCAGCGCACTTAATTCGGCCTGGCTGAATGAGGCGGCAACGCTGTTTCGCCGCAAGTATTATCAGAACGGCGCACATGCGGGTTACATCATGTACGTGACGGATGCGGCGCAAAGCAGCACCGATGTTGAAGCATTGCGAAAGGCGATGCGGGACTCGAAAGGGCTAGGAAATTTTAAGAACCTGTTTTTCTACGCACCGAACGGAAAGGCCGACGGCATTAAAATTGTGCCGCTCAGCGAGGTTGCCACAAAGGATGACTTTTTCAATATCAAGAAAGTCAGCGCCGCTGACCTGCTCGATGCGCATCGAGTCCCGTTCCAGTTGATGGGAGCTAAGCCCGAGACGGCGGGCTCAATCGGCGATGTTGAGAAGGTGGCAAAGGTGTTTGTGCGCAACGAACTCAAGCCGCTGCAAGCGCGGTTTCTTGAACTCAACGAATGGGCTGGCGAGGAGATCATCCGATTCGAAAAATACAGCCTGGATGACAAAGACGAGTAGACACTAATGGCCGCCTGATGGCGGCTTTTTCATGCCTCCCACCAGAACGCCTCAGCGACGCTAAACGCCGCGCTCCCCTCACTCCACGCCCCCGAAAACCTCACATCATCCTGACGCGGTATGCGCCCGCACAGGCACGGAAAAAATAAAATAATAACCGCCTCGGCGCGCAGTGCTTTCCCCGCCTCGCCTGCCCGCTTCGCGGGTCGGTTTTAATGCAGTTGCAACACCCTTCACAAAGCCCGCCATGCTTGGCAGTCCATTGTATTTTTCATCTTTGAAAACACGTTCGAACTCATGCACACAAATGCATACGAGAAGCTTTCTTTTTGAGATGACAATCAAGCTTAATGAGGACAAGCTGTGGAGTATGTGTGCCTAACCTTGTATATTTTCCTTTTGATGCGAAAAACTTGGGTTTAAGAGAATTATTCCCTGTAAAGGCAGGAGCAAAAAATGTCAGATGTAAAAATGATTCCAGTAGACCAGTTGGAACTAGACGACGCAAACCCACGTCTTCCTAATGGTGTAGCACGCACGCAAGAAGCAATGATTAACTATATTGCAACATCCACTTCTCTAGAAGATTTAATGAGTGCAATATCCCAGAATGGCTTTTTTAGCGGTGAACCGCTTATCGCGATCCCAAGTGATAATGGGAAATACAAGGTTGTTGAAGGAAACAGACGACTGACTTCTGTAAAACTTATTCTTGACCCATACTTATGTGAGAAGCCAAGCTCAAGAGTTCTCAATATACATAAAGAAAACGTCAGTGTATTTGACCAATTACCAGTCATTGTCAAACCACGGCGAGAAGATGTATTACCTTACTTGGGTTTCCGTCATATCACAGGAATCAAGCAATGGGACCCACTTGCCAAGGCAAGGTACATTGAGCAAATTTTCAATGGCACTAATTCTACTAGTTCACCCTCAGATCGTTATTACGAAGTTGCAAAAATAATCGGCAGCAGAAGAGATCATATTAAACGAAACCTAGATGCTCTCGCTGTTTACAGAAAAATTGAATCGGACGATTTTTACGGAATAGATGATCTAAATGAACAGAGCATTAAATTTTCTATATTATCAACAGCATTGGCCGATGAAAGAATTGGTCAATTTGTAGGTGTAGACATTAATGAAGATGGGGAGATAATCCCGTCAGATCCAATTATTAATCCTTCATCACTTAAGAATGAGTCAATTAAAGAATTGACACAATGGCTTTACCTTAAGGACAAAGATGGTAACACCAAAGTTGGTGAGTCACGAAATCTAAGACAACTTGCCGCCATTGTCAGTAATGCAAGGGCCTTACAACAATTCAGAGAAGGCGCTCCACTAAACGTTGCATATCAACTTACATCCGATATAAGTGAAGACTTTTTAGAGATCCTTTACCAGATTGAAACATTAATGATTGAAGCTGCTGGTATGGTTGCAAATGTTGAATTCAATAGCAGTGCATACGATGTAGCCAAACGCATTAACAAAAATATTAAAATGATTGGTAAAGAGTTAGCTGAGAAGGAAAAGGACGATGACGACTTTTGATGTAGGAGACATGCATCCAAATACGCCCCATCTTCTGGCTGACTTAGTAGAGTTGCTATGCATCATTAACTATACCGGCAGAAATGCATTTCATCAGACAGACTTGGCAAGTTTATTGAATGTTTCAAACACCAGTGTAGATGAATTGGATCATGAAAGACGCGAAGTAAGGAGAATCAACTCTGATGCAGTTTTAGGCGACAGAACTGAATCCCAGCTTGAAAATGTCTGGATTCAATTAAGCTATAGATTTGCAAGCATGAACGATATGTATCCTTTCATTGTCGAAGGGGATGAAATTCGTATGCGAGATGAACAGACAAATAAACATAGGGTGTACATATTTACACTATGTTGTTCACGCCTACGCTCTTTCATTCGTATTCGCGGTGCAGCGCAACGCTGGGCTAGAGGGTTTGCTATTTTATGTAAATATGCAACACAGGCCCTTTTACCCACGCACGGTGAAGTCAAAATCTTTGATGCAAACTCAGAGGATCGCCGTTCTTATTATGGTACAGATTTACGTCAGGCTTTACGGGTTATGGGTAGTGATTTAGGCGTTAAACGAGTTGATGAAGAGGAATGCGACCGGGCTGGTAGCTCTGGCGATGCAGGATTCGATATTATTGCGACTGTTAAGTTTGATGATAATCTTAATTGCAACTTTGGCATTTTAGGTCAATGTGGAGCTCAAGAAGAAGGTTGGCCAAAGAAAACCCTAGAGGCACACTCAATAAACTTAAGCCCTTATTTTCATACAACCTTTGCTTACCCTTCCGTGATGTTTACTCCTGTTTTTTATAGGGATTCCAACGGCCAGTGGGTTACTTCTCGCCCCACTTCCGGAGTTATTTTACTGGACAGGCTACGAACTTTATTTTTACTCGACAAAGCAAACCACTGGAATTTACTAACAGAATTTCCGTGGTTTACTGAATTTGAGTCGGAATTCCAAAGCGTGGTACCGGAACCTTAATCAAACCATAATTCTTGCGGTAATGCTTTAGCCACCGCCTCAAAAAGTGGAGGCGGTACTGCATTACCCACCACAGTATACTTCATATTCATCGAGGCCCGTTCTGTTTCTGGAAAAACTAAATCCCCAAATCCTTGAAGATGAGCAGCTTCACGGAAACTAAAACGACGAGCTGGCGCATCGGATGTAAATTGCCACTTGTCTGGACCGAGCTTTATCAGCGTTGGACTTATTGGGTGCAACGGCATATGGCGAGGATTCGCGACAATCGTTTTAGAAATCTGTTCCCAATCTTGCCTACGATTTCTAGACAAGTAATACCAATGGAAATCTGAATCATAAAACTCACCCACAGGCCATTCAGGTAAATGTCCAATAGCATCCCTAATTGTGGTATATGGTTTTAAATTATCACCATGGGTTGCTAACGGGAACTCGTAATCAGTACCAAAATCGCTACGTATACCGACTATAAAAATGCGCTTACGGTCCTGTGCTACCCCATAATTTGAGGCATTTAAAATCTGAGACTTAACTTTATATCCTGCCTCTTCAAAGACTTTGAACTGATCCTTCAACAAATGCTCAAAGTTGCTTCGCACCATACCAGAAACATTCTCTACTATGAATGCCTTTGGTTTAACGAATCTAAGAGCCCTGGCGAATTCTAAGTACAGGGTATTGATTTTTCTATCAGCTTTGCGAACCCCGCCTTGACTAAAGCCTTGGCAGGGGTAGCATCCTACAAGCAGATCGGCAGAAGGGAACGATTCGATAGCAGAAACATCCCCTAAAACGTAATCGGTTTCCGGGTGGTTAGCCAAGTACACATCACGGGCGTAAGGTAGAATGTCATTTGCCATGAGCACATTAAACCCTGCCCCCAAGACTCCGGCATCAGAACCACCACACCCAGAAAAAAGCGACACTACAGTTGGCATTAACCCCTCCTAAAAACCGACCGGGTATTATAGCGAAACAGGCTTCGGAAAAAAGCAAGATTTCGCCAAGGCCTGATATTCTCACGTTTAAGTAGTTGTGGCCATATTCAAAAGAGAAAAATATCTAATTTATTTTATCATTATTTTTCAATGGGTTTTGCTGAAAACACTATAGAAAACGAGCTATTTTTTATCAAGTTCCCTTTAGCAAGTTCGGCTATCAGCCCGAGTGCAATTTCACGGTCTCTTTCCTGACAAGTACCTTTAGCAGCCAGACGCGCAATCATTTCGACCCGCTCAATCATAACGTGCTCGTTTAACTCTTTATCCACATAACCTCCACCATGAGATACTGTATAAACATACAGTAACACGTATTAGCAAAAGGTGTGAAGTAAAAAATCACAGTTAAATACACTGTATGTACATGATATGGATGAACATTAACGATTAGCTTTTAGTGACCAGTCCAGCTAAAGCCGCAACACGATTAAGGATTGTCCTAGCCTTAGCCTGATACGATGGCGCTGCGGAAAATATTTCTCCTTTTACCGTTCCGCGTACCCATTTGCCGCTAAAACAACTTTTACCCCCTGCCATCAGATGCAGGGCTTCGCCACGACTGATAGTGATGCCGGTCGTCAAATATATCTCCTCGATAGTTTTAGATACTCCGTTGCTTTGCTCTTCTGTCCCGTGGATGAATTTTCGCCGTATCGCTGATTTTTGCTTCCTGAGTCGGTGCGTCAGCTCTCGCCTTTCGCGTCGACTCAGGGATTTTGTTAAATCGAGTATCGGTGAGGTGCTTTCGCTTCCCGTACAGTTATTGACAGAACTCCGAGAGGGCGCAGGAGCGCCCTTAACGTCAACGGCCAAATCAACGGCACGCTTCGGCACAATTTTCCA